CCGGACAGGTCGCCGCTGACTTGACGTACACCGGCATGGACGTTGAAGACTTGTTCACTTACGCGCCTATCGGTCCTGGTAGCTCGCGTGGGCTAAACTATTTGCTCGGCAAGCAGCCGTTCGCCACGTGGAAGCAGAAAGAATTCAATGCCGAGCTGAGCAACATCTTCAGCGAGATCGTTGATAAATTAGAAATCGTAGACATGACGCTGCATGATGTGCAGAACTGCATGTGCGAGTTCAGCAAGTACTGCCGCGCCGTACTCGGCGAGGGTAAACCTAAAACAACCTACCAACCAGAAACGGAGTTCTAAAATGGAGTTAGTCGTACGTAACGTCAATCAGGCTTTCAGTGAGATATTCTGGAAGCTCAAAGTGCTCAACCTTCAACCTGAGCAGACCCGCAATGGTCCCGCTATCGTGTACCCTGAGATGGTGACCACGGTCTACAAGTGCCCGTCTGAGCGCGTGCTGTTTCACAAGGGTCGTGATGCTAACCCGATCTTTCACCTCATGGAGTCGATCTGGATGCTGGCAGGGCGTAATGACGTTGCGTTCCTACAGCAGTTCAACAAGCGCATGGTCGAGTTCAGCGACGACGGCAAGACATTTAACGCCGCCTATGGTCACCGCTGGCGCAAGCACTTCGGTCATGACCAGCTTGACGAGGTCATTAGAACCCTGCGCCGCGACCCTAACAGCCGTCAGGCGGTTGTTCAGATCTGGGACGACGCTGATTTGAACAAGAAGACCAAGGACAAGGCGTGCAACATGCAGGTCATCTTTGACACTCGCGGCGGTCGTCTGAACATGACGGTGATCAACCGGTCTAACGATATCTGGTGGGGTGCGTACGGCGCTAACGCTGTGCATTTCAGTTTCCTGCAGGAGTTTGTAGCCGCTGCGATAGCGCACAGAATCGGCGTGTACCGTCAGGTGAGTAATAATTTCCACTTATACACAGAACTTTATAACGCGAACAAATACCTCGTGACCCCGCCGGACGCTAACGACTATGACCATTACTCTAACGGCTCAGTGCGCCCCCTCCCGATCATGCTGAACGGCGAGTACAAACTGTTCCTAGCGGAGTGTGAGATGTTCTGCCACGACCCGTACAATGAGCGCATTCATTATGCTAACCCTTTCTTTGAGCACATCGCACGCCCCATGGCTATGATCAGTCGCGTACGCAAGATTCACGCAGGTGACGGTCGTAGCTATGCCGCTAAGATCCGCGCCGAGGACTGGCGTCGCGCAGCGTTTGATTGGATTGACCGCCGTGACCAAGCACGCAAAATCAAAGAGGAAGATGACGAGATAAATGAGCTGCGGAAGGCTGAGAAAAAATAATTTGCGTGCTGTGAGAAATGTGAGCTATAATTGCTCACATAACTGCTAACTGGAGAACTTTTTGTGAAACATACCCTCGATTTTATTCTGGCTGGAAGCGAAGTGAAGCGCTATCACACAGTCACCACGCTCGTGTCTGAGACCGTCGGTCATCATTCACACGGCGTTGCTATGCTGTGCTTGATGTTTGACCCGATGGCGAGCCGTCAACTGCTAATGGCTGCGCTGTTCCATGATTTGGCTGAACACCAAACCGGCGACATCCCCTCCCCTGCTAAGCGTGAGTTCGGCATCGGCGGCAAAGTTGACGAATTAGAGTTGCGCCTTATGAGCGCTGCCGGAATCGTCACACCGCACCTCTCACCTGAAGACAAGAGAACTCTCAAGCTCGCCGACGTAGCACAGGGTGCGCTGTTTTGCGCTCGGGAGATCTCACTCGGCAACAAACGCATGCGCCGCGTATTTGACCGCTACATCAGCTACGCGGAAGAGCTGATTCTGGTCGGTCGCGAGCGCGAAATTTTCAACATGATCAAGGAATACGCAGCATGAGCGCGGCAAATCAAAAACAGATCGGTGGTAACCACTACAAGCACGGCGGCGAGGAACACTGGGACCGCGTCAATCGCTTGCGCCTGAATTACTTTCAAGCGGCGGCTACAAAGTACATTGAGCGTTGCTACCTGAAGGGTAACACTGTTCAAGACCTGCAGAAAGCCGTTCACTTCCTTGAGAAGCTGATTGAGATCGAGCAGCGTAAGGCTGATGCGGCTTGTGGTGACGGTAGCGAGCCTACCAGCGGCTATGTCAATCAAGACTGACATGGGTACTTGGGTGTTTGATACTGAAACTCTGCCTAACCGGACTCTGTTCTGCGCAAAGAACATTGAGACCGGCGAGTGGTTTGACTTGTGGCGTCATTCTGACGACGCCCCTGCTCGCCTCACTCGGTTTGTGCAGCAGTCAGACAGCACGTTCATCGGCTTCAACAGCAAGTCGTTTGACAACGCGGTTGTGGCGGCGTTCTGCCTCGGTAGGACTGAGATTGAGATCAAGCGGATTGCTGATGACATCATCACGAACCGCCTGTCGCCTTGGAACGCGATGCGTAAGCACAACCTGCGTGACATCATCATTGATGACATTGACTTGATTGAGGTCGCTCCCTCGTTTGTAGGTCTGAAAGCCTACGGCGCTCGCATGCATATGCCTAAGTTGCAGGACATGCCGATCGCTCACGACGAGATGATCGCCCCTGATCAAGAGCCGATGCTACTTGAGTATTGCCACAATGACGTTGACACAACTGCTGAGCTGTTGAATCAACTCGAAGGCGAGCTTTTGCTGCGCGTTGAGATGAGCCGCCGGTACGGAGCTGACATGCGTAGCAAGTCTGACTCACAAATGGCGGAACAGGCGTACATCACCAGCATGGGTCTCAAACGTCAAGAGAATGAGATCCCTAAGACGGTCAGATATACGCCTCCGGCATTCCTGAAGTTTATGGATGCCGAGCTACAGGGTCTGCTTGATCGTGTCTCTGAGCACGTGTTCAATATGAACCCTGCCACCGGACACGTCCAGCTTCCAGACTTTCTCGGGCAGCGGACGATTAAATTTGGCACCGGCGAGTACCAGCTCGGCGTGGGCGGCATTCACAGCGTGCATGATAAACAGGTGTGCCACATCGCCGGTGATGATCACATGTGCGACCTCGACGCGGCTTCGTTCTACCCGAGTATCATTCTTGAGTGCGGGTTTGTGCCCGCCGCGCTCGGCAAGCGCTTCGTTGAGGAGTACCGCAAGATTTACGAGCGCCGCCTCGAGGCAAAGCGCAACGGCGACAAGATCACTGACGCGACGCTGAAGATTTCGCTGAACGGCACGTTCGGCAAGCTCGCCAGCCGTTACTCGGTGTTGTACTCGCCGGACTTGATGTTGGCGGTGACGCTGACTGGGCAGTTCACCCTGCTCATGTTGATTGAGTGGCTTGAGCGGGCAGGGGCTTTGACCTTGTCAGCTAATACCGACGGCATCGCGATCAAGTTCACAAAGGAACAGAAGGAGCTAGTTGAGAAGGTTGTCAATAAGTTTAGTGAGGTGTCCGGTTTCGTGTTTGAGTACACGCCGTATCGCGCCCTCGCTATGAAGGACGTAAACAATTACATTGCGGTCAAGCCTGACCGGAAGCTGAAAGTCAAGGGCATCTATGCGCCGCTCTCTCTTAAGAAAAACCCAACGGCTCAGGTATCGTCAGATGCTGTCGGCGCGTGGTTGGCAAGCGGTACTCCGTTCGAAGAGACGATTAAGTCTGCTCCGTTTACGCACTTCATTAGCGCAAGGAATGTCACTGGCGGTGGCCAGCAAGCTGGGGTTTACCTTGGCAAAGTCGTACGGTGGTATCAATCAACGGACACTGGCGGCGAGCCTATCAAGTATGCTACGAATGGCAACAAAGTCCCTAAGACCGAAGGCGCTAAGGCGTGCATGACCGTGCTTGACAAGGTCGCTCACCCTGCTGATCTCGACTATGAATGGTATAACAAAGAGGCGATAAAAATCGCCATAGCGGTTGGCTGCTCGCAGTACCTCACCCCTGAGCAACTCGCTTTAGTGGCACCACCACCTAAGAAAACTAGGAAAGTTAAAAATGGAACACGGTAATCAACGAACTGTCTACGTAGTACAAGTAGACAACAATAAAGACCTCTCGGACGCGAAGAAGTACGGCGCGTTGCGTGCGGTCTTCGGTAACCCGCGCAAGCCCTACGACACGATGAGCATGATCGCTAAGGCGCGTCGTGTCATGTCTGAATGGCAAAATGGTGACCATTTGTTGATGGTAGGCGACCCCACACTGTGTGCAGTATGCATGGTGGTGGCTAGCGAGCAGGACGACATTATCAATGTGCTGAGCTGGGATCGTAACTCGTTCTCGTACATGCCTCAGCGTTGGGACTTTGGTCAGATGGGTCTCGACTACGACGATTTTGAAGCAGCGGATGACAAACCGCTTTAACCCACGAAAGGAGAAAAATATGTCAAACTGGCAAGACGCCTTGAGAAAAGGTAAACAGGATGTACCGCCCCGTATTTGCATTTACGGGGGTCACGGTATCGGTAAATCCACCTTGGCTAGCAAGTTCCCAGCGCCGATTTTCATCAGCACTGAGGACGGTCTAGACTCGTTGGATGTTACCAGCTTCCCGCGTGCAACTAAGGTTGAGGACGTGGTCGAGAACATCAAGACCCTCATCAAAGAGGAACATGAGTTCAAGACCGTCGTAATTGACTCGGTTGATTGGCTCATCGAGCCGCTCATCGTGAGCAACGTGGAATCGTCACACGACGCAAAAGACCTCGCCTACGGTAAAGGTCAGATGCTGGTTGCTGAGGAGTTCCGCGAGATCCTGCAGGGGTTGGACGTGCTGCGCGTAAAGCGCCGTATGAACATCGTGCTGATCGCTCACGCTGCTGTGGTGAAGTTTGAAGACCCGCGCACCGAACCCTACGACCGCTACCAGCCGAAGCTGCCTAACCGCTGCAACGCGCTGCTGCAGGAGTGGGCTGATGTGCTTGCGTTTGCCGCATTCAAGGTGATCATTCGCAAGTCTGACTCCGGTTTCAATAACCAGAAGAACCGAGGCGTAACGACAGGTGAGCGCTTGCTCCACTTTGTTGAGAACCCCGCGTTCGCTGCTAAGAACCGGTATACCTGTCCCGAAGAGATTGAGATGTCCATCGAAAATCTCGAAAAATTGATTCCCATTGCTAAATAACTGAAGGAGCATTACCATGGCTAAATTTGGATTTGACGTCTCTGACGTCGCCCCCGACACCGGTACTACCGGTGGTTCTTACGACCCCATCCCTGATGGTGAGTACATTCTGAAAGCGCTCGACGCTGAAGAGAAAACAACTAGCGCTGGTACGGGTTCGTACATCAAAGCGAAGTTTGAGGTCGTCAAGGGTGAGTTCGCCGGTCGCTTGATCTGGCAAAACTTCAACATCAACAACCCTAGCGAGAAGGCACAGCGTATCGGTCGTCAACAGCTGGTGGCTTGGTCTACCGCGTGTGGCAAGCCCGATGCCGACGACACTGACAAGCTGCTTGAGAAGCCTTTCCGCGCAGCGGTCAGCATTGAGAAGGGTACTGGTGGTTATTCTGACAGTAACCGCATCAAAGCGTTCTTGTTTGATCAGGAAGCCGCCACGCCAGCTAAGGCTGCACCGGCTAAAGCCGCCGCTCCTAAGGCAGCAGCCCCCGCCGCTAAGTCCGCTAACCCTTGGGACTAAACCATGGTAGCCATACCGCCCCGACCAGAGCAGCAGATCATCAATAGGGTGTACGCTGCTATTGAGAAAGAGAAGTCAAACCCTGACCTCTACCTCGGGCGGCTTGGCTCGTCTTTCATAGGCGAAGAATGCATACGACAAATCTGGCTTGACTGGCGCGGGTTCGCCCGCGAAGGTTTTGAGGGACGTATGCTTCGCCTATTTGAGACGGGACACCTGCAAGAAGAGCGGATCGTAGCTGATTTGCGCCGCGCAGGGTTTGCCGTCTGGGATAAGCGGGAGGACGGTCGTCAGTTTGAGTTCATAGATGACACAGGTCACTTTATTCCTAAGGTGGACGGAGTCATCAAAGATGTGCCAGACTGCGACACACCTC